AGCATCGTAGAGGACATCTACAGGGTTGTTGAAGGGAAGGGAGGGTGGGATGCAACTGTCACAGAGTTCTTCTCGTCCTCCCTTTCTAGTATCGCAGAGGCTAGGTTTTCTCAGGAGCAAGTCCCCCGAGATTACCTCAGTCTCTCTGGCATAGGCTCACCCTGTGACCGTAGGCTGTGGTACAAGATCAACCAAACCGAATCCTCAGAGCCACTCACTGCCGAGGCTCTTGGAACCTTCTTCTACGGAGACTTACTCGAAGCCCTCGTGCTGTCACTGGCAAAGGCAGCAGGCCACAACGTCGAGGGTATGCAGGACAAGGTTGAAGTCTTCGGTATCCCCGGCTCTCGTGACGCTGTGATTGATGGGGTGACAGTCGATGTTAAGTCTGCATCCAAGTACGGGTTTGAGAAGTTCCGTAAACACAACCTGCGAGAAGACGATCCCTTCGGGTACATCAGCCAGTTGAGTTCGTATGTCTACGCAGGCAAAGATGACCCTCTGGTGAAGAACAAGACCGAGGGTGCTTTCCTTGTCGTTCAGAAGGACAGGTTCAAACTCTGCTTGGATCGTTACGACTTCACAGAAGAGATTGCCAAGAAGGAAGAAGAGGTTGAGAGAGTCAAGAAGCTGGTTGCTGGGTCAATCCCAGAGGATCGTATTCCACCTGTCCCTCAATCTAAGACTTCTGAGAACACGGTGCTCTCTGCTACTTGTGGATACTGCGACTTTAGGAAGGTATGTTGGCCAGAAGCCAGAACTTTTCTATATTCTACCGGACCAGTATTCATGGTTGATGTCGTTAATGAACCCCGAGTGACGGAGTTAATTGAGTGAGTAGAAGACCCAAAGTTTCACCCGAAGCTAGGGGTTACAGGTCAGGCTTGGAGGGCAGAGTTGCTCAACAACTGGAGACACTGGGGATCAAAGTAGAGTATGAAGCCTACAAAATCCCCTATGTCATCCCAGAAAGCTTTCACAAGTACTCACCTGACTTCGTGCTTCCCAATGGGATCATCGTCGAAACCAAGGGGAGGTTTGTTCTGGCAGACAGGAAGAAGCACTTGCTCTTGCAATCCCAGAGACCAGAGTTAGATATTAGGTTTGTGTTCTCCAACAGTTCTGCAAAGATCAACAAGGGATCATCCACCTCTTACGCTGACTGGTGTAACAAGTACGGCTTCATCTTCGCAGACAAACTTATCCCAGAGTCTTGGGTCTCAGAGAAAGGCGACAAGAATGTTCAACTGGCTACGAAAGAAGTTCTCAAAAGAAGAAGAAAAGCCTGACCAAACACTACTCTGGGGTGTCGTAGAGGGACCATTCTCTGCAAAAGAAATCCCAGACTGCGGGTTCCCGCCTGAATCGACGATGTTGATTCTGAAAGTTTCCCGTGGTGAAGATGTGTTTGATGCAGAGTTCTGGTTTGATGATCTCGACGAGGCGTATGTCTTGGTGAAGCATTTCCAGACCAACCTGTACCCAATCGTTCTCAACAACAAGGAGCCTTAATATGGCTACTAAAACAGTCGTAGTATTCTCGTGTGCACATGCCGACCCTGCAACAAGCAGCCTGCGGTTCAAAGCACTAGGAAATTTCCTCTATGATCTCAAGCCAGACATGGTGTTTGATTTGGGTGATGGAGCAGACATGAGGTCTCTCAACAGCTATGATGAAAGATACCCTAAAGCACTGGCTACACAGAGCTATGAGAAGGACATTGAGTCCTACAACACAGCCCAAGAACTCCTCCGACATCCGTTCAGACATCACCGGAAGAAGCGACCTTTTTGGGTGGGATTCGAAGGAAACCACGAGAACCGAATTAAAAAGTACCTCGCCCTTAACCCAAGGAATGAGGGAGAAAAGTACGGGGTTTCCTTTAGCCATCTTCAAACAGACCACTACTTCGACGAATACCACGAGTATGAAAACAGTGGACCAGCCATCGCCCTCTACGACAAGGTGGCCTACGCGCACTACTTCACTTCTGGTAATTCTTCTACTGCTACTAGTGGCATCCATCACGCTTATACGATGGTGAATAACCTTGGCTGTTCTGCCACCTGTGGGCACTCTCACAAGCGTGACATGTACTTCAAGGATGGTGGGCTACCTCATGGCAACATTGGCCTCGTGGTGGGCTGCTATAAGGGCGCAGAGGAGCACTGGGCTGGGCAAGCAAACAGACAGTGGTGGCACGGTGTTGTGGTGAAGCGTGAGTTGGAGGATGGCATGTACGAGCCTGAGTTTGTTTCCCTCAACCAGATCATGCGAGAGTATGCTGAATGAACTACGAAGTGACAATCCTTGTTGAAGTCCATCCCGAAGCAGCCTTTGCTGGTACCGACGACGAGATGGAGAATGTCTACAGCTTGATTGAATCAGCAGTGTTTGATATTGATGATCTGACGCTGCACACACTGGATGTAATGGAGGCAGGAAATGGCTAAGTGGAAAGACACAGGACTAGACTACTTTGAACAAGAGAGGCACTACACCCCTTCCGCTATGGTGAGGGAGTTCTCTAAAGTTCTTGGTCAAAAACCTGACGTGGCACTGTACCAGAAGTTGATCTGTGAGGAGTACGAGGAGTGGTGTAAAGAAGCGCCACACACCGTAAAGGACTTGAAGGAGCTTGCAGACCTTGTGTATGTGATCTACGGCTATGCCCATGCCGCTGGGTACAATCTGGACGAGGCTGTGGAGCGTGTGCATGACAACAATCTCGGTCGTTGTGTGCAACCTGATGGGACCGTCAAGCGAAGGGAGGATGGGAAGATTATAAAGAACCCTGACTATCCCGCAGTCTACTTGGAGGATTTGATCTGATGTCGATCTATCTCTTGACAACTCCCTTCATTGGACTAAAACTACTCGGTTCGATCACATGACAGTGCAAGAGCTTATAGACAAGCTGCAGAAAGTGCAGGACAAGGAGGTTCCAGTTGTTTTGGTTGACTGGTCCATCCAGAACCCACTGACAGCCAAGTATGACCTCAGCACAAACCGTATCGTGGTGCAAGCACATCGCGTTGCAATCATAATGAGCTAGATCGTGATCGAACTGACCTCAAAAAGAAAGTGAAAGAAGAATGACTGGACCAACTATCCCTGTTGCAATTTGGGCTGATGAAGTTAAGTATCGTCAAGAAGGTGAAACCTACGGGCAGAAGTGCGCTCGTGTGGCAGAAGCTTTGACCGACAATCAAGACCACTACGCTAAGTTTAACGAAATCCTGAAAGAGCAACGCTTCCTTCCCGGCGGACGAGTGCAGAGTGCAGCAGGTTCCTACCGTAAGGTCACTGCCTTTAACTGCTTTGTCATGCAGAAGGTTCCTGATAGCCTTATGGGTATTATGAATGTGGCAACAGAAGCTGCTAAGACTATGCAGATGGGTGGTGGCGTAGGCTATGACTTCTCTGGTATCCGTCCCAAGGGTGCGCGTATTAAGTCTCTTGGTAGTCAAGCATCAGGCCCTGTGTCGTTCATGGGTATCATGGATGCTATCTGTAAGACTATTGCTTCGGCAGGGCATCGTCGTGGCGCACAGATGGGGTGTCTTCGGGTTGACCACCCTGACATCATGGAGTTCATTACTGCTAAGGCTAACAGCAGCAGCCTGACCCAGTTCAATATCTCAGTTCTGGTTACCGACAAGTTTATGGAAGCCGTTAAGAACGATGGTACGTTTGATCTTGTGTTCGATGGTCAAACCTTTGATACTGTACGTGCTCGTAGCCTCTGGGATGCTATGCTTCGCGTTAACTGGGACTGGGCAGAGCCGGGTGTGATCTTCATTGATCGTGTCAACGAGATGAACAACCTGTACTACATGGAAGATATCTCTGCGACTAACCCCTGTGGTGAACAACCTCTTCCTCCCTACGGAGCTTGCTTGTTGGGTAGCTTTAACCTGACTAAGTATGTTTACCGCACTGATGACGGTTTCGCTTTCAATTGGTCGTTGTTGCAGCGTGATGTACCCTACGTTGTTCGTGCCATGGATAACGTGATCGACGAAACTATTTATCCGTTGCCTCAACAAGAAGCAGAGGCCAAGAACAAGCGCCGTATGGGTCTGGGTGTCACAGGTCTTGGTAACGCTCTCGGTGCTCTCGGACTCCGTTACGGCTCTAAAGAAGCGACAAACTTCACTGAGCGAGTCTTGGAGCACATTGCAAACTGGTGTTATTCCGCTTCTGCTTCTCTTGCTGCTGAGAAAGGCCCGTTCCCTGCTTACGACGAAGAAAAGTACTTGAAGTCTAAGTTTGTAGAGAAGCTTGACTATGAGGTGCAGTTGAAGATTAAGAAGTTTGGTATCCGTAACTCACACCTTACTTCTATTGCACCCACTGGGACCATCAGTCTGACAGCTAACAATATCTCGTCGGGCCTTGAGCCAGTCTTTTCTTTGTCATACACTCGGAATATCCAAACGTCTGATGGACCTATGTATGAGAAGGTTGAGGACTATGCTTTCCGTGAGTGGGGCGTAGAGTGCATCACGGCAGATCAGATTTCTGTTCAGGACCATGTGAACATGTTGACTGCTGCACAGAAGTGGGTCGATAGTGCTTGCTCCAAGACTTGTAACGTAGGTGCCGATGTTACATGGGACGAGTTCAAGAACGTCTACATGCAGGCTTGGCAGGGTGGGGCTAAGGGTTGCACTACGTTCCGTGCGTCTGGTAAGCGTGGTGGCATCCTTAACTCGTCTGCATCAGAGGATGTGATTGAGTCGAAAGAAAAAGTTGATGAGACTGTAGTAGAGGGTGGTGCTTGCTACATCGACCCTGAGACTGGTATGCGTAGTTGTGATAGCATCTGATGCTTGTCTATGAAGCGGTGAATAAAAACAACGGTAAGGTCTACGTGGGCCTTACCACCACCACACTCAAACAGCGTATGTCTTCGCACTTACGGTCTGCAAAAGCTGGTTCGAAGATGCACTTTCACAAGGCTCTTAGAAAGTATGGAC